TTATCAAGACGTTAGTGCTTCTGAAACTCCTACGGAAGGGCCTAGCAACCTATTTACGGACCTTGTCTATTTCCTGCTGACAAATTTCACGGCGGGCGCTGGAACGGTTTTGAATATGAACGCTAATAATCCTAATTTGATTGACGTCGAGAGTTTTCAGCACGCTTCACGTTTTCTCCGCTCAAATAAGCTCTTCTGCAATGGAGCGATTACAGAAAAAGTAAACTTGCGCGACTTTATCAGCAACAATGCGCCTAACTTTCTTTGCAACTTTGTAATCAAAAACGGGAAGTTTGGATTGGTTCCCGCTGTCCCTACTAATTTTGAAGGCGAGATAAGCACAAACCCCGTGCAAATCAAGCAGATTTTCACTTCGGGTAATATCCTCGAAGATACGTTTGAACTTGAATATCTTGAAGCAGAAGACTTGAGGTCTTTTGTCGCTTCTGTTCGTTATCGGCTGGAACGCCGAAACAAATTGCCAGAAGAGAAGACAGTGCAGCTTTGCTTGGCAGAGTCAAATGTCGAAACACTTGCAATTGAATCTTTCGATTTGACTCAGTTCTGCACAACCGAACATCATGCAGTAATGGTGGCCCGTTACTTTATTGCTGTACGAAACTTGATTTCCCATAGCATCAAGTTTTCAACTGCTGCAAGTGGGCTAAACCTTGCGCCCGGCGATTACATTAAAGTCATTACCGAAGCCTCCCCTTACAGTGCAGCGAAAAACGGAACAGTAAACAGCACTGGAGAGATCACAAGCGTCACAAGCATTCCGGATGGAACGTATGATGTGATTTACTACAAGACCGGTTCCGATGACGTGCAGTCCGGGCAGGTGCAGGTAAGCAATGAAACTGTAAGCGACTCTACATTTTTTAACAGCGTCTTCACAATACAAGAATCGACCAATGCCCAAAACATTTATCTGGTGGAGCAGCTGACATTAAACGAGGATATGACGGTGAGCATCACTGCTTCCGAGTATCCGTGCGATTCAGGCCAACGCAGTGAGATCGCTAAACTGATTACGAATGATGCAGCGTTTAAGGAGGTGCTTCCCCTCTGATGGCATTTCCGACCCTAGAGCCCACAAGCCGTACTTTTGACTCTGGTGATTACCCGATTAAGAAGTACCAAGCGCAGAACGGCGCTGAAGTGCGCATTCTGTACGGCAGCAACCGTACAAACATGAAGCTATCGCTCAGCTATGCCAATATTTCAGACAGCAACGCAGAACTTTTTCTTGACCATTATGACGAAATGAAGGGGACTTACGATACTTTTGATGTTGCCTCAAACAACCAAAACGATAGAGCAAAAGCAGGCTGGGAAGGTAATCCTGATGCATTAGGTGCCAGAGTATCTGGTGCCCGTTACCGCTATGAAGGTCCGCCACAGGTTTCCCAAGTTCGACCAGGGATCAGTACTGTTACAGTTAATCTGGTTGGTGTGCTCTGATGGCCAAGATTTACTCGGGTAGAGATGGCATCATGCAGCTTGGCGGAGTCACCCTTGCCAAGGTAGTGAATTTTGCGTTCCAATCCAATTTGGAAACGCTTGAGACGACAACACTTGGCGAAAGCGTTCGCAGCTACAGCCCTGGTGTTCTTGGTTATTCAGGAAGTGCAAGTCTGCTTTACTACAAAGACGACACCGGCTCGATCAACACAACTAATTTATTGAACAAGCTAATCAAAACAGGAACAGACGGGGTCAGCTCGTCCGATACCGTCGAGCTTACTCTCCGCTGGGTCGATGGGACTGACAACAACGACATCAAATTTACGGCTTACATAACAAGCGCAAGCATGGGCGCAAGCACTGGCGATATTGTCCGCGCAGAAATTTCGTTTGTTGGCACTGGTGCGCTGTCTGCAGCAACAATCTCATGAGCGTTTACTTAGGCACTTTCGGTGAAGTCGAGTTGCAAAGGCAATTTGATGGTGGGGCGCTGGTTTCCGTTATCAACCTAAGCGATGTAAATGCTGTATCCAAGCGGTTTAGCTTTGATTTTGAGCATGGCCAACTGCTAACCGGAGACCAAATTGAAATTAGTAGCACTGACGGCAGCGCACTTGATTTTATTTCTGGATATACGGATAGCAGCGTGAAGAAATTTATTTACGTTGATGAGATAGACGGGGTTCGTTTGTATGACTCGTTTGCCGATGCGGTAAATGGCGGGTCGGTAAATGCAACTGCTTTGGCTACGCCTAGCGTTGACATCCCAGTTAGTGTCGTCGTTAAAAACGCCAGTTATCGACTGCTTGGTCAAGTCAGCAGCTATGAGTTAAATACTGAGCGGGAAACTGTTGACACAACCGTTTTGTCTGATGAATTTCGTAGCCGTATCAATACATTGATGTCTGGTTCTGGTCAGATGTCTTGTTTTTGGGAGTACACAGGAAACTCTACTGATGAGCTGCCGCACTACTTGTTGGAATTGGCTTTGCGTACCAAGGTTGGAAGTCAGTTTAACGCAAAATTTTACATTAAGACGGGCGGCGATAACCCAAACGGAGTAGCCGCGCGAGATCTTGACGAGATTTGGTATGAATTTACAGGTGTGTTGACAAATTGCGCTGTGCAATTTTCAACGTCAAACGCAGTTCAAATGACTGCAAATTTTATTACGACGGGAGACATACAGATCCGAATGACAATTGGACCTAGAAGTGCTGTGCTACAAGGAAACTCAGACGACATACTTTTGGAGCAAGATGCTGTGGCTAAACTTCTGTTAGAGACTGACCAGTAACCCACAGGGGGATTGAGCGCAAATGGCCGACCTTAAGATCAGTCAGCTTAATGCGCTGGCCGGTGCAGACCTTGCTTCTGGCGATTTACTTGTAGCTGTAGACAACAGCGCCAGCGAAACCAAAAAACTTACTGTTGGCGATTTGATCGCAAATGGCGTCACGCTGATCAGTGACGACACGATCCCTGGCGCGAAAATTTTATTTGCCGCAGGTGACATTGTTACTGCTGACCTTGCAGATGGAGCAGTTACAACTGCCAAGCTTGCGGATGACGCTGTTACTGCAGCAAAACTTGCAGATGAGTCGAGCGTTGACCTTGTTACCACTCTCCCGGCAAGCGGTGCATTTACCGGTCAGCTTGCAGTAGATACTGACGACAACAAGCTTTATTGCTGGGACGGTAGCGCTTGGCAAAGTCTGAAAGGTGCAGGTTCCATCAATGCCGTCACGGGTAACACTGTCGGCGTTATTGACATTGTTGTTACTACAACCGGTGACAGCGTTGAGATTGCCGCAAGCGTTGATAACACGTCTGCTGCCAATCAATTTCTTGCTGGTCCGACCAGCGCAGGTGGTGCAGTTACATATAGAACCATTGACGGCAGCGACATTCCTGTTGCCACGACAACTGCCAAAGGCGGTGTAATCGTCAACGGTGAAGGGCTCCGCATGGACTCCAACACCATTGAAGTTGATAACGATGTTACAGCCAGCGCAACGCACCATATTGTCACCTACAGTGCAAAAGGTCTGATTACAGGTGGTCGCGCAATTGCAAGCGGCGATCTTCCTTTAGCTACTTCATCCGCCGCAGGTGCAGTAATCCCTGGCACGGGCTTATCTGTTGATGTCAGCGGAAATCTGAATCACAGCAATAGCATCGGCACAGGTACTTATACCAAGCTGACTGTTGATGCTCAGGGGCATGTTACCGCTGGTGACACACTTGCAGAGGCCGACATTCCGAATTTGTCCGCTTCAAAGATTACGAGCGGCACTTTTGGTAGTTCGTTGCTTGCAAACGATTCGGTTACTGCAACAAAGCTTGCCGATAGTTCGGTGACAAAGTTTGGCGGTGCGGGAGCTACTGACAATATCGTTACCTTCCCGGATGCAGATTTTAAGGGCCAATTCTTCTACGACGAGAAGAACGAAGATCTATACGTGTTTACCGGCAACTCTTTTGTGCCGATCACGGTCATCAGCGGGAACCTAATTCTTGCTGGAACGTACGACGCAAGCACTAATTTGCTTGGAAGCGTTACGACTGCTGGCAGTGCTGCTGGTTTTACAGCAGGCTCTGCATTGCCATCGCCTGCAGTTAGCAACCTCAATTATTACGTAGTTGTTTCTGCATCTGGAACGGGTTCCGGTGCTGCACCTGCTGTTGCACTTGCACCACCAGACATGTTGGTGTCGCTTGGTTCGGGCGCAACCTTTAGTTTGGTTGACGTTTCAAACGCTATTGCAGGTCAAACCGCTGCAAACATTAGCGTCACT